AGATATTAATTGGTTAGTTGATTATTTAGCTAACGTAGGTGCAGACCACAAAAGCTCTGGGCTTGACTCCACAGCAGAAGATTACCAACTTTGTATTGATGTTATCAATCAATTAACTGATGTGATAGAAGAAGTGGATTTTGTGGACGAAGACGAAGTAAATATTACAGCAATTAAAAAATTTAAAGATGGATATTAAAGACCGAGACCCACTAATAGTTGAAGTAGAGACAGCAGACGGAACAATTAGAAATGTTCTTTTAACTCAGGATATAGATATAAAACATTTCTTTGGTACGAATGATAACATCGCATATTTTTTCGGTTCAGATGAAGCAACAGAACCAAATGATTTGATTGGTTTGCCTTTGTTTGGAGATGATATTTATTTTAAATGCAAGGGTATCGGAAGCACAGATGATAAAAACAACATTATTACAAAAGTAAAAAGAGTTTTCGATTACCACACACAAAAAGAGATAGCTAGGTATTTAATAATATGAAATTAAAAGAAGCATTAGAATTATTAGTAACTTGTATTTATCCAGAGCATTTAGATGATCCAGAAGTTCTTCAGGCTATTAAAGTTGTAGAGAAATACTCTGATGGGCTAGAACATAAATATGATTATTGTCCTATTAAAGTAGAAGGCTCTGTTGAGGATCTCTGGAGGAAGAAATGATTTGTAAAAAAAACCCTTGTAAATATCCAGTAACGTGCGATCATAACGCAGATTGCATGGAGCAATTAGTAATAGAAGCAAACAATAGAAGAAAGATGAACTTTAAAGAAGCCATAGAAGTTATTGTTGAATTAGCCAACAAAGAAATAGAAAACAACCATGATGTTTATGATGTACCAAACCTTGTTAAAGGTGGTAGCACTATTAACCTAGAGAAAGCCGAACAGGCATTTGATATCATAGAAGAAGAATTAGATAACCTAGCATATTAAAATGAGCGATACGATTGATTTTACATTTATAGATGGATGGGTCTTAAAAGCAGACGCAGACGAAGAGAACAAAGTATTTCATGTCACTATAACAAACAACGATGGTGACATAACTGATTCAGTTGGCAACTCCAGGAAAGAACATAAACTTTCTTTCGCTTTAGTACAGGAGGATAAAGATGAAGAGGTTTAAAGTTACGTATTTAGATGAGTGGGAGATGCCTGATGATGCTAAAGAGGAGGATCTCTACGAAAAATTCCTAGAGTATTTAGCAGATTGTGTTAAAAATGGAGATGTAACTCCTTTTGAATTCGAAGAGCAAACTGATTGGAAAGCTCCTAGTCCTCATCCATGTGGCACAGGATATACAGAAGGTCATCCAAACAAAACATTTTAATCTATGCATTTTAAAGATGAGATTAAAGCGATAGCAGAATTAGCAAGCGAAGAACATCCTATTAAGATTGCTCACTGGGCTATAAAAAACAAAAAAGAAAGATTAGAAGAAGTATTTAAGTTTAGGGCGAAAACATTTAATAACTTAGAAGACTATCTTGACTTTTGTGTTAAAGATGCTATTGATTAGTATGAATATATTTGCAGTAGACAAAGACCCAAAGATATCAGCACAGCAACTATGCGACAAGCACGTTGTTAAGATGATTCTAGAATCTGCTCAGATGTTATGCTCTGCATATCCTAACGGAGACGCACCATACAAAAGAGCTTTTTACAATCATCCATGTACTATTTGGGCTAGAGAATCGCAAGAAAACTATGAGTGGTTACTAACCCATGCATATGCAATGTGCCAAGAGTACACCAGACGTTATGGCAAAGTACATAAATCTATTGATGCTATTGAGTGGTGCGGTAAAAACTATATTAAGTTAAGGCTTCCACAAAAAGGTTTAACTAAGTTTGCTCAAGCTATGCCAGAACAATACAAAAACAAATGTAGCGTTACAGCTTACAGATCATATTACAATGGCGAGAAAGCAGAATTTGCTACATGGAAAAAAAGAGAAACTCCTAAGTGGTTTGTAAAAGCATGAATCTTTTTAAACTTCTCCTTGCATATATCAATATGATGGTTCCTACTCCTTCCGAGGAGTGGGAACTCATCGATAATCAGGATGAAGCCAAGTATTTAATTGTCCATCAAAGTGGCAGATGGTACGAAAAAATATTAGACAAAAACAAAAGACCTGTTTATATTTCAAATAGCGAGCATCATAGATACATGATCGAATGGAAAAATAATAAACCTTCGATTAAGTACAAGGCTCCAAATGGGTGGAAGTGGATTAAATTGAATTAAAATTAATTTTAATTCAATTTATTGACTCTTATTCTGAGTCATCCTCTTCAACATCATCAACTGGATCTGGCTCTGGCTCTGGCTCTGGATCAGGAGTTGGTGGATCAGGAGTTGGTGGCTCTGGCTCTGGTGGAGGAGTATTAGCCCAAGTTCTTAAAGCAGGAATAGCCTCGATGATTGAGTTCATCGCAATCGCAACTTCTGGTACTTCATTTACCGCATCCCAAAAAGATTTTCTTCCGTTTGTTCTGCTTGGTATATTTAAATATTCTACACCTTCATTGTCAGCAGTAGACCAAATCTTCTCATTGGTAGAATCGTAAGGTAACATTTCTATGTTTATGCTTCCTTGATTGTTTCCAGATGCATTTATTTCTGGTGAATAAATATTAATGCTACGTAACCAAACAGAATCAAATGTTTCTTCTGGTCTAGCAGGAATAACGAAAGGTTCGTTTCTTGGTATTGGATCTCCTAAATTATCTTCGGGCATGATATATAATAGTTTTAATTATTTAAATTTCTACTTTATTATTACACTTGTGTAAGTAATAATGTGAATTTAATTGTTGTATCTGATTTAACTACAAAAGAAGGACTATATTTTAGGTATTTAACAATGACTGCTAAGTCGTATTTAGGTATGGATATACTGGTCGAGGCGAGAAAAGAACAAATAGATTACTACTATAAACTCCTTAAAAAGAAAGGTTTATATGATTTTGTTTCGGAGATTGTCCCACCAGAATACGAAGTTGACGGCATAAGATTGGATACTGAATTAAATTATCCTTTAACCGTACAAACAAATGTAATTCATGCTTTTAATGTTAGTAATCTAATAATGAAAATTAAAGGATTATCTAAAATAAAAAAAGAATTGTTTTGATTTTTTAAAAATCGAGGAAAATATATTCCCTTATTTGGCAAAATATCATTCGATCTGGGACTTTTTTTTATTTGAACTTTGTTAATTCGTTCTGGTCCATACAATAACCTTCTCCGTGTCCCAAGTTTTTTAGATTAGAAGGCTGTATTAAATCTTTTTTCATTGCATATCCTTTAATATCCACTTCAGAATTATCTACGATACAGAGTATATACATATCGACATCTGGATTTTCTTTTTTTGTAGCTAATAGTCTACCAGATTTGTATGTAGTAGATTTGATATCGTAAGCATATCCTTTCAGCTTACCATCTGCACTACCACTTCTAGGTGTCAGACCTAAATCTGGAAAAGTATTAAACTGTTTTGCAAATGCATACTCAGCTTTCATACCCATGACATCAGCTTCACTTCCATCTTGAGTACCAACTTTTGCATCTTTAACTCCAGAACTTCTGGCAATGATTGATCTCATCCTGCCTAATTGTTCGCAGATTAAAACTTCGTCTGGCTGTAGTTTTACAATCACTTATTTGGTTTTCTTTCGTTCGATCTTGGACCTCTCCTCAATCAACATTGCTTTAGCTAAGATAGCATAGTTTACAATGTCATCACACGCATCTTCAACTGTCTCGTTCGACACGGATAATTCTTTGTCGTTAGTGAAAGAATTTATTCTTTGTATTTTATCTATCACTCTTATCAGTAAACCTTTGACTGGGTGCAAGCCTATTATCTTTGATGAGTTAAAGTTGGCAAAGATATCATTGGCTGTTTTGCCACCAGTATAGTCATTATTTTTCTTTACCATGATTGATTTGCACTTGGAACAAGTGTCTTCATGGATTTCTAATAGTTGATTTATATTCATTTATTAATCTTTTGTTCTAAACTCACTTATTTTTCATCGTATTCAAGCTTATTGTGGCCCACTTCTGATTTAATTTCTCTATTTAAAAGAGCTTTTACTTGCTCAGCCCAAACTCTGCGTACTGGAATAAGTTGTTTAGCGCCAAAATAATCATTTAGTGTTTTCATATCCATATCTACAAACCCCTTTGACCCTAATTCTCGTCCCATATGTTTATTGTTTTTTTTACGCATTTTGTTTTTTTGGTTGTATGATAATAAAAATATTTCTTCTGCTTCATTAATATCTTTGATTTGTTGATCTGTTAAATGAAATTTAACTTTTACTCCTAAAATTCCACACAATCTTTCTCTTAATTCGAGTCCATCATAAATACTATCTAAAGCAGTTTCATGGTAACCAGTTGAAAACCTCTTCCATTTAGTGTTAAATTTGTATCTGAAACTATCATAAGTATGATCAATATTGGCAAATCCAGTTTTAGCTTTTTTATTAAAAAGCTTTACTGATAATATTTTGTTTATAAATTTGTTTATATCAATAGAGCTTCTAATTTTAAATTCTTCTATTAGTTCATACCACGCTCTACTTACTGGCACACGTTGTTTGTTTAGTTTTATACGGGCCTTGTTTAAGTCTTCTATAGTGACAAAAGAAGGATTAAGATAGTGTCTTTTGCTCTCAAGCTTTTTTATTTGTCTTTGGGTTGTAATTAGTTCTGCTTTTGTAACTTCTAAAAAATTTTCTAAAAATTTTGAATCTTTTTTTTCTATGCTTTTTTTTAAAAATTTTAAAGCTGCAAGTTTTGCATGAGTAACACCTCCATATTCCCTAAAGGAAAAATGTTTTTGTGCGTCATAAAAATTAACAAGGTAAGAATGTTTACGGCAATACAAATTCGTAACTCTTTCTTTATGTTCATCTCGATTCTCTCTATTTTCTTCTACAGTAGCTAATCGTAAGCCTTCTTCAGAATCAATTTTAATTTTCCAACCCTCAAAAACCTCACATATTTTATGATCTAAAAGTTTTAAAACGTAAACTTGATTATTTTCAACTTTAATAAAACTACTCTCTGGGAATAACTTATAAGCAAGAGCTACGGAATTATAATACTGTTGACCTTTATAAGCCAATTTCATTCTGATATCATTACAGTTTTTATAAAACCCGTATCTGAAAAAATAAGCTGGCTCGCCTGACTCTTTATGAAAAGGAGCTAACATATTCACTGTAGCCCCAAAAAAAGGAACATCATAATTTTCTTTCGCAGGAACAATAACATCAACTTGCCTCCATTCAAAATGATCATAAAGATCTAATGGTATAGGTTTGGTCTGAATTTTATCACTCATGCTCCCCACATTGCTCTTATTCTGAACATCTCTGCTCTACTCCAATCTTTTACTGCCCCAAATTGATCTCTGTAGTTTAAACTTATTGAAATGTACTCATTAAAATTACTCTGTATTGGTATAAAAGGTCTGAACCAAAGAAACTCAGGATCGACGATTCTATTTTCATCTACTTGCTTTACTTCTACTATGTACCAAATAGGTTTATCAAAAGACGAATCAGATATCCAACCGACTTCTACTCTACCGTTAAGTATATCGTGATTAACTTGTAGCTCTGGTACAGGAGGAGGCTCGCCCCAATGGTCATCTGCTTTACAAAATACTAAAACAACTAAGTATATTGGAATTAAAATTAATTTTTTATGCCACATTACTATAATCTAAAGGATTAAGATCTAGTGGGGGATGGAGATCAAGATCCTCCTCCATTTCTGGAGGAGGTAAAATTAACATTTGGGGAACAGGCTGTTCTCCTTCTTCATTAGGCTCTTCTTCAATAAAAAAAGAGACAAGTGTTACAATCGAGCAACCAATAACTCCTAGCAACACACCTATGAATAAATTTAATTTCATTTTTCTAACAGATGTCACTAATCTGGCTGCTTAGCTAATCTTAATGAAGTCCAGATGCCAAAGAAGATCATAAATAATCCTACTAGTGCTACTAATCCTCCATTTGTTAATGGTCTATCTAATATTACTTCTAATGCTCCTAATCCCATCGGGAATGCGATACATAGTAAGTTAATTGTGGCCAATGTTTTATTTGTCATGTGTTGTTTAATTTAAGTTGTCGGGGCTTAAATATTTTTATTATTGTTTTTAATTCTTTCAATGTGTCTTTCCCACATTTTTTCTGATTCACTTTTTTGTTCTCCTTCTTCTTCGTTCTGCTCTGGAGACTCAGGCATAAAGGCTTGCATCATTATTCTTGTTTTATATGATTGCATCATCATTCTATAAACTTCTAATGGGAAAGTAATTAGACTTTCCACAAGCTTTATTAAGGAAATACATATAGCAACAACAACTCCGACTGTCAAGCCAGAAATTAAAGCAACCATCCCATAGATGATTTTTATTATTGTCAGCTCACTAAACACAAAAGGATTTTTACTCATGATATAATATTGTATAGTTGTCAGGCTTGATGCCAATTACATTAAAATCAATGTACTCGATGGCCTCCTCCATAGACATACCATCTCCCTTGAAATGTACAACCATTTTTTCATAAGAATATACCAGAAACCCTCTTTGGTCTATTCCTGTAATGCAATCGTCTAGCCCATCAAACTTGATTGCTTCATCCGCGATGAACGGATCAAGTTCTAATATTTCTTCCCATGTAATTTTATTAGAGACTATTTTACGTCCCCGATCTGAACACACAGAGAAGAATCGTAAGATAAAAAAGACTACGATTATCCAGGCGGCAAAAATTAAAATATAATTTAACATGCCGCAGTTTACCAACTACACTAAAGGTAGTCAAGTAAAATTATTCCTCTTCTTCTTCTGAAACAACTGTAGATTCAGCTATTTCTGGAGTCTCTCCTACTTCCGCTACTTTTCTAGCTAAAACGACAGCAGCTTCTGCCACATTTAAGCCTTGAGATTTTACGGCTACATCTAAAAGTTGAATAAGAATATTTAATTCGTTGTCAGTAAATTCAATAGTTTTCATGTTATGAATTAATTATATATGCAAAAATGTAGTATTCTATTTTTTTTATCAATTTAAGTGTAATTTATATTTAAAGAATATATAAACGATATGGCAAACGAATTAAAAGACAGAATCCATACAAGTGTTGCGACAGGATCAGGAGATTGGGCTTCATTTAGAAGTGAAGTCACGGGTACATTTTTAAATGATCAAGGAACAGGCGCAGGAGGTATTGCGGGAATTAATTATACAGATTTTTCAAACCACTTAATCAGAGAGTATAATAAACAGGTAGATATCAGAATTGATAGCTGGACGGGAGCAGCAGGACAAACAACTGGTTTAGTCATTGAGCCTTTTGATGACGGCTTTAGATATACTGGTACAGGCGGATTTGCTAATTATCCTTAATCTAATCTAATTGGGTGGGGTAAAAACCAATGTTCACATCCGTTAAGAACATCTTGTAATTTTACCATAGACATCCAGTCTTTACGACCCCTTCTTTGATAGCCTTTATATAAACAATCATTAAACTTATAAGCTCTATCTCTTAAGTTGCACTTATCTTTTGCTAGATTAAAAAGATCTGTATTTTTAACGTGTAGAAAAAACGCACCGAAATCAAAAGCTATCCACTCAGGTTTATTTGATTCATTGCACCAACCCTCTTTGCCATTTACATTTTTAAATTCAAGCAGTACTAACCCCTCTC